TTTTAGAATCAACGGTTAATTCAGGCTCAGAAAATGAGGCATGGTTTAAGCGCGATGTATCAATAAATTACTTAACAATTATTTAAAAAAGGGTATTAAAAATGGCTGGATCAAACGATTACATAATTAAATTAGGCGCATCAGGATCAGAGGCTGTGATCGCTGGTCAACTTGACGGAACAATGACACAAAACGGGGCACCTGTTGACATCACAAACAAATCAAATGGCGGTAAAGTCACATTGTTTGACAATTTTGTTGCAGGCCAACAGATAACGTTTGCAGGTACGTTCACGCTTGTTGGTGGCGATGCGGTGCAAGACTCAATTAAATCGGCTATTGAAAGTGGCGCACAAATACCCGGCGTTGTTGAAACGGGCGTGAATGGGGAAGCTTGGGAATGTGCAACATGGAGTGTCACAGGTCGTAGTGATGCAGCACCCGTTAACGGTGTTCCTCAAATGTCTGTTACATTCAGCACATCTGGCGACTACACTTACACAGCACCTACAGCATAGATGAATTTTAGTCTTTGCTATAAAGATTATGATTACAAAGTTACTTGGTCAGCTAAGCGCGAGTTCAAGCGTGAAACTGGCCGAGGGCTTTGGTCAACTATCCAAGGTGTGATGAGTATAGTTCATGACAATAGTGACGGTTCAGCGTTTGATTTGATGTCTGCCATTGGCAAGCACATTGATGATGTAGACGGAGCGATATTGTTATGGGTATTAGCTAAACAATGTAATTCAGCTTTGACACTGGCAGAGATTGCAGACGCATGTGATCGCGTAGGTTGGCGGCCAGTTTCTAGTGATTCAAATTATGCGCAGCCTTACACATATGTTATTTATTCAATTCTTTTGGATATTGACAAAATGTATGAGGAGGAAGCTATAAAAGCAAAAAAGCTTTTATGCCCCTTCGAGGTGGGGCAAGATTAAAATCCAATTTGAAAGTAGAAGATTTTGATCACTTCGGTTGGTGGAAAGCATTAGTAAAAGCTGGTGTTTCACCACCTGATGCGTGGGCAATGGATTTTATAGAAACGACATACGTGCTAGATATAGAGCCATCATTCACTGACATATCTCTAGCATTATATCATCAAAGAAAACAGAACGGAGCAACCGACTAATGTCAACAGAGCAGCTAATAATTGAGCTGGATGCCAGAACCGCAAAGCTTGATGCTAAGTTGAACAAGGTTGAACGCAATCTTGATGGAGTAGAGAATAAAACTAAAAAAGCTGATCGTGCGTTTGTTAAGTTTTCGAGCGGCTTTAATAAAATGGATATTGACCTAAAGTCAATTTTAACAGGTTCAGCAACAGCAATTTTGGCATTATCCGCTGCTGTCACTGCCATGACATTATCATCCGCAAAAAACAGGCGCGAGCTTGAATTATTAGCAGGCCAAGCAAAAACTTCAACTTCTGACTTTCAAGCGTTATCATTTGCTACCAGTAAATATGGTATCGACGCTGAAAAAATTGCAGATATAAGCAAAGATATTGCCGACAAAATCGGTGAGTTTAGTGCGGCTGGCACAGGAGCATTCCAAGATTACGCCGATGTAATGAAGCTTTCAAAAGATCAAGCGAGGGAGGCCGCGCAAGAATTCGAAGGTTTATCATCTCAAGAAATACTTGGCAAAATGGTTTCAAGAATGGAAGATGCCAGCGTATCTGGCGACAAAATGACGTTTGTGTTGGAATCGTTAGGCAGTGACGCATCAAGGTTAATCCCATTATTTAAAGGTAATTCAAGCGAGTTAAAAGAACTTAAAAAACGTTTTGATGATGTAAACAAATCTTTACAGATTACAGGTGAGCAAGCAGACGCTTTACGTGATGTATCAAACACCTTTACACTTATGACATCATCAATTGGAAACGCTACAACAGCGATAAGCGCAACGCTTGCACCTGCTTTTGATGACTTTTTTAATGAAGTTATTGATATTGTTCCACAGGCTACACAAACAATAATTAATTTTGTTAATTCAATGCAAGACCCTAAAAATATTAACAAAATTTCAGATTTGGTTTTTTTGATAGCTGAATCTCAACAACGATTAAATGATAGTAAAATAGAGCTATTAGAACTACAGAAAAAAGAAGCTACAAACAACAGCACAATATTGCAATCGAGAGGAATGCAAGAACAGATATTAAAGCAAAGCATTAAAGATGAAAAAGAAAAAACAGAATCTTATAATGACCAAATCCTTGCACTTGAAAAAATAATAGAAACTAAAAAATTAGACAAAGACAAAGATAAAGATAAAAGCGGCACAGTCGAAATTGATCGTGGCACTGGAACAGGCGAAGAAAAACAAGCCATTGCTGACAGGTTTAAAGCTGAAGAAGTTTTACTTGCTGAAAAGTTAAACCGAGAACTTTTAATAATTGGAGACAATGACGAGTTAAAAAAACAACTTGCTGAAAAGTTCGCAGAAGATATAAAAAGCATGAGGGAAGCAGAGCGATCAGAGATTAGCAAAGAGCTATTAAATGATTTTGATGTAAAACTTAAAGGACAAAAATCAACGCTTAAATTATTAGAAGATGAACGAAGCGCAAGAAAAGAAATACTAAGCGCAATGTATGCTGATGATACAGAATTGTCAGCAGAACAATTAAAAGAAAAAAACAGCCTTCTGGATAAAATAAATCAAGATTATAGAGACAAAATAAAAGAAGCTACGCAAACAGAAGATGCTGCAAAAGAAGAAACAATAATTAATGAACTCAAACAACAAGAAGAATTTCTTAATGCCAATCTAGTTTCACAACAAGTATTTCAAGAAAAATTAAAAGAAATAATTGGCGAATATTCTCCGGAAACTCTTGATCCATCAATACTTGAAAAACAAAATCAAGATGAACTAAATTTATTAAATGACAAGCTTGAGAAACAATTAATTTCTTACGAGTCTTATTTTAAAGATTTAAAAAAGTTACAAGATAAAGACGCAAAAGACAAAGAAAAAGACAAAGATACGGAATTAAAGTGGTCTACATCATCAAATAAAAAGTTAATGGATGATGGAACAGCTTTGCTAACTTCGTTGGGCAATAACAGCAAAACAGCGCATAAAATAAAGCAAGGGTTAGCGGCCAGCAACACAGTCATGGCAACTGCTGAGAACATTACGAGCCAGTTCCCAAACCCAGCAGGAATGGCTATTGCGGCGGCGACAGGTGCAGCACAATTGGCGGCTATATTATCATCATCACCAAACAGCCCGGGCGGATCATCAAGTGCTGGCGCACCATCACCACAAGCGCAAATTGCACAACCGCAAAACATTGAAGAAGAAACTTCAAACCTTGAATTTACAGAACAAACAGAGGGCGGTATCACAACACAACGACTTGTATTATCATTAGAAAACGGTCAAGACTTGTTTGATGGTATAATTGAAGGCACTGAACAAAGACGGAGAACAGGCCGATGATAGTTACACTTTCAAATAAAATTGCAGGCAGAACGCCAACGATGATAACCGGGGCAAGCACTGATCTACCCGGAAATGTCACAAACCCAGATTTTAGTCATATTTATGTAAGCAGTGATCCACAAAGATTAACCATGTCGTTTGGTGTTGTCGATGAATGTGATTATATAGCAGTTGCAGGGCTAAACATAAAAGGAAACGGAAACGGCACAAGCAGAGTCAGAGTTACCGATGCTGGTGTTTTAATTCGCACAGTGAATGTAACTGATGATCAAGTAGTTGTAATACCATTCCCACAGCAATCATTTACAGATTTGAGGATAGGACTTTACAAAGAGACAGGTATTGGCAATCCATCAGTTGCATATGTGGCAGCTGGATTATCTTTTGAAGTGCCAAACGGCGGTGAGCAAGCTGGATATAACCGCCAATTTTTAGCACGTAACAATACTAACAAAACAACTGTTAGCGGTTTGGCCGCTCCAATATCTCAGTTAAGAAAAAAGAAACAGGCAAAGGGAAAACTTTCAATACCCAACGCAACAAAAGAATTTTCAGAAACAACATATCAAACGTTTTTAGATTTTGCATCAAGCAATTTGTTTTTTATTAATGAAACAGAAGGCACTTATCCAAGCACGTTTAGCGGCACAAATCCAAGCTGTTATCTTTGTTATGATTTGGGCAACAACTCAGTTACAGCGCATGGATCAACCAGAAATTTAAATGTAATAAATTTTGACTTTAAGGTGTTCAATGGTTTATGAGTATATTCGACGATACAAGAACAGAATTTAGTCAGCAGCATTTTACAATTGTGGAAATTGATTTGCCAGTTGTTGAAGGCGAATGCACAATCAGTGGTGAAGGTGGTTTTGGTACTCCGAAAACTTGTGATCAATCAACTACAGGAATTAAGACTTATAAATTCACACAGGTAGATGCTCCATTATTACCCGAAAGTGGCATTCTTAGAATCATAAAA